ACTATCTTTGCATCTGATACTACATACCATTTGGGTTCTTTGAGTTTGATAGGGCGGGGTAGTATAGGCTGTACTATATCTACTTTGATAGGTTTTGTTATAATTTCTACTTCGCGTGGAGGTTGTTGTAATAAACTACAGCCACTAATCGTTAAGACTGCTAATGCGAGTACTGTCCTCTTGAATAGCATTAAATACCTCCTTTGTACCTTTATTAAAAGTTAGCTCTACAAGTCCTGGCTTAGCACTTGCTAACTTTGCTACATTATGTCTGCGAAATATGTCAAGATATTCAGCCATATCTTCTTCATACTTTCGATTTTTTACTTGGAGTCCTTTTAAGGCTTCTGACGTTTTCTTCATATTTGTTTGCAAAGATTCGAGTGCTGCTTTCTGTTCTTTATCTCTCAGCTCTTGTGCAAGAATAACCTTGGTCTGTTCTTCTATTTTATTCTTCATTGGAACAACGGCAAACTGATAGTACAGAAACATACTAACTCCCATTGCTCCCATGATTCCAAGTAATATTTTAGACATTCTCTAGTCGTGTCATAAGCCTTTCAGCTCTGTTTGTCACTTGACGATACCAAAGAGAATCTTCCCCTTCAACAGCAGCTAATTGCCAGTTGCCGTTATCAAGTGCTTTTTTCATGTTCTTAAACTTACTAAGTCGAGGTCGTCCAAGATTAAACATCATATTGACGAGTATCTCTTGGACTTCCCCTGGAAATTGATCCCACTTATCATAAAGAACTTTACACTCATCTATAGAAATATCCAAATCCGCTTGGAAGGCTTCAGTTACTCTTCCTTTATCTACAGGAGTTCCTATGGTCTGTCCATATTCTCTATCTTCTTCCCGTATTAAATGTCCTATACCAAACGTGGGGTAGCCTAAATGATCTCTGTAAATCTCATAAACTACTCCTTCGTCTATCTCTAATTGTTTTTGTACTCGTTCTCTATTCATAATTGTGATCCTTAATAGCTCATACTGGCGAAGTATATTACGGTGAGTGGCATCGCTATAGCCACTACTACTGCTAACATGTCCCGAATTGAAGACACACTAGCCCATTCTCGAATTAATTGCATTCAAGTCTCCTTAACGATCTGATGATCCCTGTCTAATTTATAGTTACGTATTTAGGTTGATTAGCCTCAGGAATACGTTCTTCTAGATGTATGCATAGTAATCCTCTTTCCATGCACGCATTGTCTAGTTCAATGTACTCCCCGACTGTGAAGGTTTTTGTAAAACATTTTCCACTAAGTCCTTTATGTAAGTACACTTCTGTATCACTGGTCGTTTGCTTTCTTGTCCCTTTTATAGTTAATACGTTTTTATGTAGACTAATCTCAAGATCTTTTTTATCCCACCCAGGCACTGCTAGCTCTATTAGATATCCCGTCTTTCCTACTTTGATTACGTTATATCTTGGATAGGATGTATCTAATCCATGATTAAGGAAGTCATTCTGCATTCGGTCAAACCCTAGAAACATTCTAGGTAAATCTGCCATTGATAGTTGTTGTGCGTTCATATTATTTCTCCTTGCGACCTTTCGGCTCACACTGTGACTCCTTGCGGTAGTCGATTTAAAATTACTTCTTACGAAGTTTCAAAAGCCATGTGTCTCCTCGTCGCTCTGCTTCCCAGAAAACACAGACTGTTAATGTTACCATACATAGTAACAAAAAATGTGCTGCCATACTTAGTCCTGCAAATACTATGCTTCCGACTACAAGGCATCCAAAAGTAATTGACCATAACCATGCGAGTACTACCATTACCCACATTCGAGCAAGTGGATCTGGTATATTTTTTAAAGGGTTTTTATTATGATTGAATATTAACTCATAAGAATCATATATCCACAACCCTGCTTTTTTAAGACTACGCATTTAAAGCACCTCTACGTACAAGCTCATTTCGATACTTGACTTTAAGTTTTGGTTTGGTATTCGTATTGTTATATGCTTCCATTATCTTATCTGTAGTTGTGTTGTGCATATAACTGTGAACCGTTTTATATATTTTTGCTTGACGGTTTACTAAAATCTTTCTTGTTGGCTCAAACTTCATCGGCATTTGTATCTCTCCTGTTCTCTTCTATAAGTTTCTTTTTGGCGTATTCTGCTACTCTTTTTGAATTTGTAATCATGTACAAAGTATTGTTTCCAAACACTTTGTAACGATATCTATCTTCTTCCCATACTTGTTCAATAGTAAATTCATTCTTCATTCGCAGTTTGTAATAATCCTTTATCAATCAATGTTTCTATTGTAGTTTCAATTCCTTCTTGTTTTCCTAACTCATGACAGGTTAGACCGCACCCTAAAAGGCAAAACAAGAATATAGCTGTTTCTATCATAGTCAGTTCTCCATTTGAATTGATATTATACGCAAGTTTGGATTTTATGTCAAGAACTTTATTGTAAATACCGAGTAAATTTTTAGCATATAGTGAATTATATACTAAAAGTAACATAAATGTCAAGAAACATTTTTGAGGATCTTTAAAAAAATTCTTGACAAACCATGTTCATTTAGGTATAATACTTACATGAAAAATTATTTCAAGAGACCTTGGACAACGGATGAACGTAGAGTGCTCGCACAGAACTATTTGTTTTATTCCGCAGAGGACATACAAGAACTACTGCCAGGTAGGTCTTTACAAAGTATACGCAATCAGGTGCATTACCTAAGAAAACGAGGATATAGATTTAAAAGAAATGTTAGTGGATGATCAAGACTTTATATTTGCAGGGCTTTCTGCATGGCAGATAGTAGCAATATGTAGTTTTCTATTTCTTTTAATGATAGCAACGGACTCAAACGACTCATGAAGGTAACTGTACGAAATAACAATGTAGAGCAAGCTCTTCGCTTGTTTAAACGAAAAATCAATGATAGCGGGAAACTTCTCGACTTTAGAGATAAAGAACGCTACATATCAAAATCAGAGAAAAAACAAAAGAAAAAAGCATCAGCAGTCGCACGTGAGAAAAAACGCAACGAAAAACTAAGACTAAAATATTCTCACAGAAAATAATTCTTGACATATTACTTCAAGTTTTATATAATATCTTATAAATCGAGGATTATATGATAAAAGTAAGCACAGAAGGATTAACTAAGCGATACGATAAGTTCGTAGACGATTGCATCATTGCACTCTTTGACAAAGAACCTAAAAAAGATTACAACATATCAATTACACTTTCAAAGTTTGTTGGAGATAACTCTGGCAATGCAGGTCTTTGTCTTGGAGATAAAGAATCGTCAGAGATTGAAGTAGCAACTCATTGGATGTATGAGGATGATGAAGAAGTTGCATATAAGCCGCATGAGATTGCAGGTACGATTGCTCACGAACTTACTCATGCAAAGCAGTTCTCACGCGGACAAATCAACATGGTGAATAATGTTTGGAAGTCGAATAATATGTCTACAAACTGTGATGATTTAGAATACAATGAGCACCCGTGGGAAGTTGAAGCCTATGCTTACGAAACAATACTAACTGATATTTATTGGAGATAATGTGGTTATAACATTTAATATAGATACGAAAGAATTTGCAGAGTATACCGACAATGAGTGGGGCGAAGAAATAGCTTTCTGGCAAGAAGAGCTTTGGGAAAAATATGAAGATGGTGTATTTGAGTTTAATAATAGTGAGATAGTACAAATCTATACTCAAGGCAGAGTATACACTTATGAGTTTAATAAATGATTGAATTTACAGCAATATTCGTAGGTGCACTCTTTCTATGGTTTTTTCTACTATATGTAGGAGCGCACGCATTTCGTTTAGGATGGTTTTTAGTAGAGAAGTGGGACAAATGGAAGAAGAAGTAAAATTTACAGAAGAAGAGATAAAGCACAGTAAACGCATATTTAAAAGTGCTACACCCAAGTATACTCCTGATTGGTACATCAAGTGGATTGCAAGTGTCTTTCTACTCATTGGTATGTCACTTCGAGGTGTAGAAGGCTATGGGCATATTGATCTGTCCTTCTCTTGCATTGGAATCTTTCTCTGGCTTATCATCAGCATTATGTGGAATGATCGTGCTTTGATTGTTCTCAATGCTGTAGGGCTTGCACTTTTGTTGCGAACAGCACTTGAGAACTTATTATGAAAAAATGGTGGAGAATCTGGGCACAGAGCCTAGGAGAAAAAGTCGGTGAGACAAATACTCAGGCGAATACTGTAGCAGCTATTCGCACTTTCTGGTGGGTAATTCATATCTTTACCTGCTTTATGATTATCATTCACAATGCAACAAAACTGGGGTGGATATGAGAAAAGTACACGATTTAATACGCAGAGCAATTATTTTAAGAAATGCAAGAGACAATGCACACAATGAAGAGTTTAAAAAATTATGGAATCAAAAACTCACTCAACTGATGATGGAATGGAAAGGGTAAAGTCTCCTTGTGTAAACGTCTGTCTAATTGACTACAGAACTGATCTATGTATGGGATGTCATCGTACTATACATGAAATCATGACTTGGCAAAAAATGTCGAACGATGAAAAGAAAGCTACTTTAAGGAGTATCGAAAATGAACGAACAACTAGAACTATTTAAAGAAGAAGATAAAAAACCCATTGCAGAAGATCAGAAGGGATGGTACTGGTGTCATGAAGCAAAACGTTATATGCGCTATGCTGAATGGTCACGTCGTGCCAAATAATTCTTGACAAAGAAGTTTGACAAGAGTATAATTAACACTTAACAAGCAATCACACGCGAGGAAAAAAATGAAATACATTTTACTATCTTTACTATTTATATTAGGAGGATGCAGTGCGGTTAGTGGAACAGTTGGAGATACGAGTAACTATGAGAGTTCTCTATTAGATCCCGACGTTTTGATTTGTCCAGCAGATACTTTTAAGGCTTGCTCAGGACCAAATTCAAATATGCTAACGTGCGAGTGTGTAAGGAGCATGAAAATTCGAAACCTAGATTTATCTATTGGAGGATACCCTTACTAATATGCCTATACAAATAACCAACTTTGATAAAGTCGGAGACTTTATGGAAGCATTCGGACAAGAAGTCCTTATCGCTCCCACAACTCCAGACCCATCAGTCGCTAAATTACGTCTCGAACTCATACGAGAAGAAGTAGCAGAGCTACAAGCAGCTGTGGAAGGAATGGATATGCTAGCAATTGCAGACGGCCTCACAGATATACTTTATGTTGTCTATGGTGCAGGTCATGCTTTTGGAATTGATCTTGATGAATGTTTTCACGAAGTTCATTCAAGTAATATGACAAAACTCGGTCCAGGTGGTCGACCTCTCTATCGGAAAGATGGAAAGGTGATGAAAGGACCGAACTATCGTGAACCCAACTTGGAGCCATTCGTATGCTAGTACATAAACACTTAATTGTACGAGCTGAGTGTTTAGATCCACCACTTGATCCGCAGTATGTTGAGCAGTGGTTAAAAAACGTAGTGGAACTGATCGGCATGAAAGTATGCAGAGGGCCGATCAGTGCCTACGTTGATGTGGCAGGCAATGAAGGAGCTACGGGAGTTGTAATTATCGAAACTTCTCACATTGCCATTCACGTCTGGGATCGTAGAACACCCGCATTAGTACAACTTGATGTCTACACTTGTGGTGAGTTTGAACCACAAAAGATTTTCAACGCACTTCAGGAATTTGATGTGCAAAAACTTGAGTACAAGTATTTAGATCGAGAGCATGAGTTGATCGAAATACCATTATAAGCACAGTAAAAACGTACCTAAGAAAAATAATTTTCACTTGTCAACTCTCATAAAATCTATACTCGAGCAGCAATTGCCAATGACCTGCCCAAAAATTAGTACTTGCCAAATTTGAAAAAGTGTGATAAAATATACAACATAGTTGATAAGAACTAAGATCAATAACTATTCTTCATAACTAACTGCTAGTGAGAAATATAGTGATATTTATGCAAAAAGCACTCTCGAAACGTAAGTGAGAGAGAGTGCGTTTCCATAAGATTATTACGTTGTTATTACGAACTAGCAACAACCCCACTTAAAAGCACATCAATTCAATGATTATCTGATCAATTGTTAATGACCACGATAATTTACTATTGTCAAAGAGGTTGCAATGACCTTAAACGATTTGACTAAAAACTTCTTATTTTTTTACATACATATATTCGGAATAATTTTGCCCAATCGCGATTTTTTGTTTATTACTTTTACGTCTTTGGTATAATTGTGTTAGATTAGTGTGTAAGGCGTATGGTTTTCTGTAGGTATAAAAAAGTCCAACCCTATTACTAGAGTCAGACTGTTTCGTTGAGCACCCGTGGCGGGGTCTAAGTATTATCCCCGTCTGTGTACTTTACCTGTGACTTGTCGAAAATCTCTCGTTGCTTTCTCTTGAGTCTATCCCTCTCGTCGAGCACCCGTAGCGAGTTCCAGAGTTTTAAGCGTTGCTTTTGGACTTTTCTCCAAACCCACCAAAGACTCAACCTCAACTCCAAGGTTCTCAGCGATATTGTTAACGATTTCCACTTTTGTGACAGGTACTTCCCCAATTTTGTTTTTGTATACTGCACGTTGATATACTCCTTCTCTTGATAACTTGCCAATGATAGATTTAATACTCTTGTCCATCTCGTCTGCGAGCACCCGTACTGAGTCCATACTTGGCTGTTCCATGTATTGTTTTACTATATGTTCTGTTTGTTCCTTCGTGTAATTCATACTACTCCTCCAAATTACTAATAAAATCTCCTAGTGTCTCAATATCTCTGGCTGAAAGTATTGAGGCTTGCGACCACATCATTATTGATTGACGACCGCGTTCTTCTCTGTTTTTGTACTGAGTCAGAGCAGTAGTAATATATTCTTTACTTTGACCCGCGAGTTTTGGAAAGATACCCATGCCTTCACCCTTCATTCCATGACATCCAGCACAGCCATTCCACATAGGTGGTGTGGGATCTTCCACAACAACAGGAGCTTCAATCACACCTGCCGCTATTAATCTTTCTTCTTCCAACTTAGCAAGTCGGGCGACTTCGCGCCTTTCTTTTAATTCTTCGTAGCACTCATTAATACAATGATTGCCTTTTGGTTGCCCTCTATGCTCTACCTGACTAAATGAGAAAGAAATAATTCCCAAAGCCATTGTAGAGATCAAAAAGGGAAACAGTATGTGTTCATTAATATCTTTATGACTCATCTTCTTTATCTCCAATATACTTAATCTGCCAAGTTCCATCCTCATTTTTGACCATGGAAATACTTGAGCTGTATGATAATAAATGTATGGGTACGTTCTCTGCACCAACCAGAGAAATGTACGTTCCTAAATAACGATTGTAATCCTCTTCTTGCTGTGATACCTCAGTTTCCAACTCTGCTAGTTTCTTGTGCATTTCATCCATGATGTTATATGCAGTTTCGAGTTTAACTGTATAATCTTCGAGTACTTTATTTAAGTCTCTTGTTATTTTCTTTTGTGACGGAAATTCAAGAACTTTTCCCATATATTTCTCCTAGTTGAATAAGTATATTATACGGAAGTTAAGCAAAAATGTCAAGAAATTTTTTACGAACGTAATAAAAAAGGCTCCAAAAAGAAGCCTTTAAAGATTAAGTATCGCCCACCTCTCGTATACTTACTGTTGCACCTCTCAGGGTTTGCAACGCCTCGGTTTGCCTAGTTTGTCCGTCAAAGTAGAAAACCTATAAATGCCAAAAGACGCCTCTCTACCATACGCTTTATACACCTAAAGAGAGGTTAGGTGTGAGAAGAGGCTGATGGATACGTCAGAATTTACCATCAATTATGAACTTATCCCATTCGATTTGGGACGCTGTTTACCTATCTCGATTTCAATATAAATATTATAATAAAGTCGACCATCAAAGTCAAGAACTATTTTTCACTTGGTGAGTAATTCTGCTACCACAACTGTTACTGGAAAGCTGAAGAGCGTGATCAGAAACCACGCTAGTCCTTCAAATCTTTGCTTTACTGACATATTATTGAGATACCACTACTGAAACTAATCTCTCTAAGTCTGCCTTGCTAGCTTTTGCAAGTGTAGGAAGTTCTACTCCTAGGTTTTCTTGTATTTGTGCTACCAACTCTGACTTGCGAATGATAGGAGCACCTGTCTTTGTTACTCTTGGTTGTGCTACATAAACACCCTCTCGTACTAGCTTTGCAATGATTGATCGTGGAGTCTTGTGTAGTTCTCTTGCCAATCTCTCTACAGTTAGCTTTGTTGGGGCTTCTGCGTAATCTGCAACCATAGTGTTTACTTGTGCATCTGTGTAGTTAGGGGTTCTGTTTGTATCTGCCATGCGTATTTCTCCGTAAAAGAATTTGTGAATTTTTTGTAAAAGGTTTCTCGATTTCATAAATGTATTATACGCGTGGATGAGGGTCTTGTCAAATGATTTTTCCGGCTTTTGTTAAATTAACGCAAAGTTATTTCGCGGGGCCGCACACGACCTCAGCGTGTCAAGAATTATTTTCGCAAAGTTTCCAAAATTTTCACCAATTACTTCGCACCCGCCCGGGTCTGCACAGACTAAGCTAATTTAAACTATTTTAAGCAATTGTAGAAAAAAGACTTGACAAATTCGTTTCGGTACTGTACAATCGGCGCAGGCATTTTTAATTCATCGTAATACTACTACTTGGTGGGCGCCAATTTTAAAAGACTTGACCAACCCCGCCCAAACGGTCACAAGTTTCCGAGGAACAATCGAAATAATACTTCACTTTCGCACTCAGGCGCGGCCGCGCCGATTTTAAATGTCAAGGCTCACCGAATGATGAGCCAAACAATACCCGATAATAAAAGCAAATCGGCAGTTACAGAATAAATCATGTAAATTTTAAATAAATATCCCGCGATTATCTTTGTCATACGTCCTCCAGTAAGTCATTGATTTTCTTGATAAAATTATATCGCCCTTCTTTCTTGTCATTGTAGCCAATCGAGTGCCATTGACCACAATAATCAAAAACTGCATCTTTCGCGATCGTGTAATCATTGTATTGATGAACGGCTTTTTTGTCATTTGGCGAGAGTTTCCAATATTTTAGAGGTGAAATCTCGCGCTCAGTCAGTCGGTTGAGTTGTTCGCGCTCAGATATTGATAGCCATGTCTTGATAAATGTAATATCTTGCGAATCTTCCCAGTCGATAACCTTAGACATAAAATTTCTGTATTGTTTATCAGTACACCACCCATTGACACGCTGACACAATGCGCGAGAGTACCATGAGCGATCATAAAAAACGATCTGATTCTCTCGCGGCATCTTTCCGCGCCAGTATGTAAGCCATTGATTCATAATTGATTCAGTAGGTCGCGAAGATAAACAAACAGAGAACCAATCTGGATTGAGGTATTGAGTAACCTCGCGAATCGTCCCAGATTTTCCTGCCGAGTCGCGACCCTCCAAAATGATCGCGATCTTTTTTGTGTTGGTTTCGGCAATTTTGTTGAGTCTTGCCTGTTCTGTTTCTAGCTTGTTCATGTTTTTCTCCTTATGCGCTAAGTATAACAGTTATGAATATAAACCGCAAGTGCTAGGCACACCATATTGACCTTTATGTCGTTTTTGCCACATAACGACATTACCAAGCTCAAGATTACATTTGCGATAAGAGTTAGCAAACCGAGCAAATGCAGTTTTTGCGGAGCATGAATAGAATTCTGATTTGCCCCCAACCTTTAACCATCGTTTGTCGTTTGTGTATATCTTATCATCAGCATTCCGAGCGTGAACGAATTGTTCAGCGGATAAAACGCGGTCATTCTCGCCCATTTTCATTCGGTGAATGCGAGCAGTAAGAGTGCCATGATCAATATCAAATGCTTTCTCGACATCATGCAAGCACCATCGAACACGCTCAAAACCGCCATGTTTGCCTGATTTGTATGTGTGCTTTGCGTATCCATTCTTGAACACTCCAAATTCTACCAGTTCCCAGAGATAGTGCCACGCAAATCCGTCTTTTGGTTGTATTGTGTCGATCTTGTCAGTTGATTTTAATAATATCATT